GATAAGGCTTTTCTGATTTCAGAAGCAAATATTTTCGCGGCTCCTGAATCCCCGGCTTCGTGGGCTTTCCTCAATGCAGCCTCAAGGGTTTGCAAATTAGCCATATTAGGCACCATACTTCTTTAGCAAGTCTTTTAGATTCGGCTTTTTCGACGCTGGGAGGTATCTAGATTTAAGACCATGCTCAAGCTCCATGGATTCTCTAATCCTTACTATACTACCCTTTCTTTCATAATCAGTTTTGCCATTAGGATCGCCTTCTACGAAAAACTTAATTATTTTCATATTTTTTACAAAATCTTCGTAGCTCTGGGACTGTTCCATTGCGGCCAAATTATTCAAGAACATCTCTTGTTCTTGGTTAGATACTTGCCCAACAGCACCACCAGTTTGACCCATTTGTCGATATGCTTGTAAGACATTCTGTTTTATTTTAGAGCCAAGGGTCTTTAGCTGGGCCTGAGTAGAGCGAGCGTCTGCAGAGAACTGCGCCGCCGCAGGGATGAAACTTGAATACCCAGTTCTATATTCAAGTCCACTTTTTGCTTTAGCTTTGCCTTTTTCAGTCCCATCTCCGTAAAGGATTCTGTCAACATTGGCTGACATAGCCAGCAATGGGGCTGTTTTGCTATCAAACGTGGCCCAAGCGGCCTTACCTTTTTGTGTTAGCCTCGGCTGCATCTTGGCTGTCTCTCGTGCCTCGACTGAGGCTACGTCCTGTCCTTTAATGGTAAACTCTAGGCTGTTTACTACTGCCTGAGCGGATTTTTTTTCTTTGTCGGTTTTTGAATTTTGTACCGCTTCCCTAGCTGCGTGTAAGGCATTCGCCTGCTCGATTTTGGCGGTGATTTTTCTAGGCTTCGCCTCCGCTATTCTAATTTTATTTTCCGCTAACTTCTCCGCAGTCTCGGCGTTTACACCGGCTAGAGTACTTGCAGTTTGGGTGTTTACACCAGCCAGATTACTTGCGGTTTGGGTGCCCACTCCAGCCCTGTTAAGTGCAGCTTCGGCGTTTACACCGGCTAGAGTACTTGCAGTTTGGGCGTTCACTCCAGCCTTGTTAAGTGCAGTTTGGGCGTTCACTCCAGCTAGGTTACTTGCGGTTTCCCTTGTCCGGCCATACTCCCTTTCAGTATCAGCCAAACCCTGAACACGTTTTTGAGCAGCAGCTTTTATGGCACGAAGGCGCTTAGTCTCAGCGTCTCTCCGGCCTATGCTGTCCCCCATTAAAGCCATTCTCATTGCAGAGGTTCTGTCACCCTCTGTCATATTTTCTGGGTCCGGCTTGCCGCCGAATAGGTCGCTTAGAATCGGAAATGTTCCGCCGTCTGAAGATGCGTAGTTTTGGGAATTTACACGGGCCATTCCGTAAGGATTTTCCTTGTTAAAAAGATCCTGCTTTTTTCCCGCCTCCTCTTCGTAGAGGGCTTGCCATGCTTTCGCTTCTTCAGGATCCCGTGATAGAGGCTCGTCACCATCGTAAACATTATTACCGCCGAAATCTCCTTCTCCGGTCGTGGCATAGTTAACTGTTTTATATCCAGTATCTCTAAGTTCATCGGGGGTTTGCCCGTACTTGCTTGGATCAAACTTAGCCTGCGGTTTGTTATAATCTCTAAACATCCGCATTGCTTCGGCTTTATCCGCTTTGTCTTCTTTATCAGCAAAATACTTTTGAAGGGCCTCTGACACTGATCCGGCTACTCTAGCCCCAGCCTGCCAAGGTGTTGCGGGAGATGTGTTGAGTTTAGTCACCGCTACCCTATTAGACTTTGGCGCGGCTAAAACCTTCGCCATCTTTTTATATAATTCTACGTTACTGTAACCCATAATTAAGCCCAATCATCAGGAATGTCTTGGGGGCTATACCCACCACCAAAACCAAACATGTCGGAATCGCTCCAGCTTTTCATACTGCTCGGATTCATCTCATACGCATCCGCAAGTTTGCCTTTTCTCTTTGCGTCTTTTTTGCGCCGTGAAATTAACGCTGCAAGGGCGGGTTTGATAAGTTTCCCCGCGATATCGGACGAGCCAGAACGTGAGGCTGTTAATCCAATGGGGGTGACTTTCATATTCTCACCCATAAGGACTTTTAACATCTCTGGATTAACTGCCATTATTAAAAACCCTCCGCATAATAGTCTAAAGCATTTTTAACGGTAGAGTTTACTGACGAAAGGTTTGATTGAATTATGTCATACAATTCAGGGTATTTTTCTTTAGTGTAAGAAATCCTAGCTGCACCTGATTTACCCATATACGCGGTGCAGCACCAGCAATCTAAACTATCATTATGGTCCCGCTCATACTGGTCAGGGATAGACAACTTATGTTCTGAGATATAATCAAAAACATCCTCGTCGGTCCAATTCCAAAGAGGTGAATGATAATAAACCCCGCCTTCATCTACAAATCCATCTGGAACACCGACTTTGGAATCACAGGACTTGGACCCCCTAATGACGTATTTTATGTCATTATCCACAACTGCTTTGTGCATTGGTTGCCAGATATTTGCTGAACAACAATCGGTGTAAGGGACTAATGTCTCTCCGAAATTATTATCTGAAACGTCCGCCATAGCTGGTGTTGAGTCCCAAGGGACAATATCGGAAGGGAAGCCATTGTCCCTATGCCACTGAATAACAGGTTTTTCAGGCCCCGCAATAATCAGGGGAACTCTAAAACTTTCGCAAGTCTCAGATACGAAATCCAAAACATGAGGAAAAGCGTTCCCCGTATTGGTGAATATGGCTTTGATGTCAGGCTCATCCTTAAACAGATGCAAGCAAACAATGCTGTCCTTACCACCAGAGAATTGGATTGCCTTATTCATCAGAACGCCGTTATTGCGGCACCGGCTATTCCAGCCATTGCACCAGTTTTAGCATTTCGCGATCCCGCTGCCGCGTTTGCCGCATTTACTTGAGCGTTGTAATTATTATTAACTATGCCAGCATAATCGGTGTTAGCTACCGCAGACGGACTATACGCTCCAAATTGCGGGTTATTGATCTGGTTGCCAGACATTAGTGCGGAAGTCTCGTTCAGAGGCATATTTCTAAGGTAAGCAGATTCCTCTATGCCGCGCTGCCTTGCAGCTTGGTCAAGGCCAAACAAGCCTTGTTGAGTGTTATACGCCTGCTGCTGCCCCTGGATATTAGCGTTGCGTATATTCATCTGCTCTTGGATGCCTCTGGACCTGTCTTGACCCTGTGCGTCGTAAGCTGTGCCACGCATCTGCTGGATTTGTTGTTGCTCCTGCAATGGCATACCTCTTTGCAGTAGTTGGTCTTGGACTGACCGGTCTCTTTCAGACCCGGAAGCATCAAACTCTTGTCTCCTTAACTGTTGGAGTGTTTTCGCGTCGTCGATTCCCATCCCTCTTTGTGTCATACGCTCTTGAGCGCCCCTACCCCTAGCGTCATTCTGAAGGCCGGAAAGCTGGCTTTGGTATCCAAGGAGTTGGCCTTGCTCGCGTCCCGCAGAATCTCGGAGATAATTCTGTTCAGATATGGCGTTCTGTCTAGCAGACGTTCCTAAACCGAATAGTCTGGATTGCTCTCTACCTCCAGCTTGGATTGCTGCGTTTTGAGCGCCTTGATAAGCATCGTTACGGCCCCTGTTGAAATCGTCCATTGCCCCGGAAAACGCTTCGGTTCCCCTTGCGATGCCAGAGTTAGCGAGCTTAGTTTCCATTGCTCTTTGCTCGCCTGCAAATCTAGGATCAAGTCTTGAAGCCTGTTGATTGTAAACAGAGTCAATAACCTGCTGTCGGGCCGCTGAATCGGCCTCTGGCGCTGCTGGCGCTCCAGCGTAATTGAGCGGATTACCGTAAGCGTCGGTCGCGGTCTGGACAGCGTTCTCCGCACCGCGAGTATTAGCGGCTGCGGAAAGCCCTTCATAATTAAATGGTTGGGCCATTCCGGCTTCGGCTCTATCGGCTGCGCCGGAAATACCAGCGGCGCTTGGGCCACTACCTTGTAAATTAAATGGTGAACTAACAGAACTAGCCGCCACATTAGCGGCGTCATTAATGCCACCGGCAGTTGGAGCAGCCGGTTGCCCGGCGTAGCTTACTTGTTGTCCAGCTAATCGGGAAGTTTCTTCAGCAGCCCTCCGTGCGCCGGAGGTGTCACCAGCGGCAGGCACCCCGTCATACGAGAACGGGTCTTTTAATGCCTCACCAACTCGTCCAACCTGTTGTTGAGCAACGGTGTTTAGAGAATTAGTGACAGCATTTTGCTTGTCTACAATAGCCTGCTGGGCAGGGTCTAGCGTAGTTGTCCGGGAATATTGCTGTACTCCGTCTGCGCCAGGCGTTCCCCGCTTAGTGTATTCTGAAGAGCCGTATGGCGAATATTCATTCACCATATTTATCTTTTGCTGGGTTAAAGCAGTCTCTTTATTAATGGCCCCTTGCGCTTGAGCAGTCTTTACCGGATCGGGTGGTGTGGGAGGTGTCGGGTTTCTTTTACCCATGAGTCCATTTCTCCGCATTCTTGGCATATAAGCCATAGGTGCAAGCCGCCGTACAGTCACGCGCAGCGTAGGGATGAGTCCCCTCCAAGATAAAGCCCAAGCCAGTTAATAGCTTCCGGGCCTTTTTATTTGATTTATTAGTAATAGCTGTCATCCGCTTAACGCCTAACTGAATAAACGGGTAATTCAATATTCCCCGTATATTGCCCAGCGTGGCCCATCTTGGGGTCGCGGTTATGAAAGTGATTTCAATATCATTCTGGCGATAGTTGTGGAAAATGGCAACCCCCATTATATCACCGTCGTTTGAGGCCACTCCGATAGACGTTAAAGGGCGACAAAGTGGGGCACATTCGGGGTAGTGTTGCTCTGCCCATAAAGCTAGTTCTTCATCACGGTCAAAGACTAGTTCTGTCATTATAAAGCATTACCTTGCTGCCAAATCATCTTAGAAAGGCTCCCCATATTTGAAACTTCGGAAAAGAGTGGCGTCTTCATCAATCACATCATGCAGTCTTATTGCAGCTTCATTTGATGATTTGCCTGTTTCATATGACGGATATTTTTCCCAACTGTTACTATCACTAACACGTTTCCTTGCGTCTTCATCTGTCTGTCGTTTACCATCAAAATATCCGGGGATATTGTATATGCGGCCATCTGGTCCCGTTACTCCGGTAATAAATACAGTAGTCATTCCTTGTTCATCGTCGAGATAAGTTCCATTTTTTAGATTGTTTCTATGATATTCAATCAGGCCACGCTCTTGGGCAGACATATTATCTGGGAGTTTTATGGAATCAAAATCTAGGCCTGCCATTACAACGCACTCCCCTGCTGCCAAATCATATCGTAGGCAGAGAATGACAGAGTGATGGATTTATTAGCACCGCGAATTGTCGGGGACGCACAGTCGCCCATTCCTCTGACCGTTGTCCACGCTTGAGATATTACTTCAGCGGACCAAACAGATTCATCCCATTTAGACGTGTCCCATATTGCAGCGTCTAGGACGGGGGATGTCGGAATATTTGTTGGATTTACATCTGAGAAATCAAGGTTCAGATCAACAGCAAATTGAGGAGAGCCGTTTGTTGTGAAGTGTGGTCTTAGAAGGCTAAATAGCTTTTGCTTACCCCGCGACCCATAATAAGAGAAAGCTGGTCTAATTTTCCAAGTTATATTTGTGTCATTGTCGGAAGTTCCTGTGTCTGCCTTATATATCACGCCGCCGTCTTGAGCGCCAAAATGCAAGTCTCCGTTGAACAAAGCCCAACATGCAGCGTTCTGTCCCGTGAATTTACACCACGCGCCGGTCTGACTGTTCATAACATACTGCTCCGCCTCAGTGGCAGATTTCGGGATATTGAAAAGGGAATAAGAGCCTTGGGGATAATGGATGGACTGCCAGCCAAAAAGACTAGAATAAGCCCTTGTAGATTCTAGGAACTTATTTTGAATATTAGCAGATATCGCATGGCTGTTCCCGGCCACCTGGTCAAGAGGGAGGAAGGTAGCTAAAGAGATTGCGCCGTCTTGAGTAGTGATTATAAGATCAGCGCCAACCTGATCGACACATCTACGGCCAATAGGTTTACCAATACTAAAGACACCGACTAGGTTCCAGGCCGACGCGCTAGATGGGTCGTTCCCTGAATAAATAATACACTCGCCTTCACTAGTAATAATCGCCAATAAATCATCAGGACCAGAACCGCCATCCCTGCTCCAAGAACCCATAGCTTGGATAAATCCACCTTTTTTGCATATTCCTCCGATATCAAACGTAGCGACAGTACCGGCTATAGAAACGACTGGGAGATAGCCGAATACCAGACTGTTGTTAAAGACGAAAAACAGCCTTCTCTGATGCGTCAGAACATTAACAATAGTAGTCGCGGTAACGCCGCTTAGAGTAGGGGTTGTGAAGCTCGATCCATTATAATAAATCGGCGCATCTTGGCCGTTAACCATAAATAGAAAATTACCGCCTGAAGTGCCAAACATCGTAGTTTGCCAACGCGCATTCGATTTCCCGGTGGCAATTGAAGTTGATCCACCAGCCGCAGAAGAGTCGTAAATTACCGACCCCGCTGCTGATAGAAGTTTTCGAGTAGACGGCCCCGAATATTCGACTAAAGTCTCAACCGCGCCGGAGCCATTCCCAGTAGAATGAGGCAGAAACCCAGACCTTAAATCACAGCTTGTTAAATTCGGAAAGATATTCTCCAAATCGATAGCGTAATCCTCTGGCATGTTGGCGAGAGAATCGCGGGCATTCCAACCGCGAACAGGGGCAGGAATACTGGCGCTTTGCGCTACTTTCGTCTTCCTTGAGTTATCTGAGAGCGGTTGGAGCATGATACGTCCTAGTATTTAAGCTGTTCTAGTCTGCTGGTTTGCCATTAACTGCGCCAACATTTTTCGGCGTTCCATTTCTTCAAACGTCATATTCGGGTCCATAGGTTCAGTCCCCGGAGGAGGCATCTGAGGATCTTGATATGGAGAAAAATCTTGAGGCAGGCCGCGAGTTGCGCCAGGGTTGTCGGGAGAAGCTCCTATATCAATCGGGCCAATATCTGGGTCGTAACCAACTTCGTCTACTGTATCATCGACAAATTCTGGAGCCAACTGCATTGGTCTAGTCCCACCGCCGTCAGTCTCCATCTCCAAAATATTTTTAAGTGCCTCCCGTCCTTCTGCCGTCTCCATGAGTTTACGAAGGTCTTCTAAGCTAGGGTCTGCCATAACATTATTCCTTTAAAAATTAATCTTCTTCTACGACCAACTACCTTCAGGGATGTAGACACCGCGCATCGCGGCGCTTCCATTTGCCATATCTAGGATTCTTCTGCCACCCGCACGAGATATCTCGTTTGCAATCTTCTGCTCATAAGACCTAAAGTCTTCAGAATAGTCCAATCCGTTCTTTTTCTTGAACCGCCAGATAAGACCAAGCTCCATAAGATTTTCATCAAGAACGCCGACATCTGTGTCAACAGCCCATGCCGATTGATTGGTCCCCGAACTGGATTGGCAGAAATATGTGGACTGATATTCAAACACCCATGTATTGCCCGCAGGAGGTGCTGGGTAAGCGTAGAGCTTACCACCGAATATCCTGTAGCTAGAATAAGGTCCGGTCGCTGTACGGGCCTTCAGGGCTTGCCACTCTATTGGCGACAACGGCCCAGTTACCGGCTCGGTTAGGGTTCTGTCCCAAAATGTTGAGCTAGTAATGTAAGAAAATCCCGGCGCAAGCGTCGTCATAACGCCCTGCAATTCAGCCGCCAGACTTGTGTGGGTTTTTTCTATCTGAGAAGCAGGCCAAGAATGACGGTCAAGTAATTCTCGGCCCTCAGTCTGCGCCAACGATAGCAAAGTCCTAACATTCTGATCCGTCGAAGCAATAACGACAGTAGGGCGAGTTAGGCCAATTGCATCACATGAGTTCTGGACTAGAGTTAAAAGCGACATTTATTCCTCTTTTCGTGGCCTTCCGCGTTTCCTTGGCTCCTCGTCCAGACGCCCAATAAGCTCTGATATTTGAGAGTCTTTCCGTTTGATGGATTCAGACAAATCATCAACCTTAATCCGCAAAGCCGCAACCTCTTCCGAAGCCTTGTTGTTCACAGCCGCTGCAAGATATGATTTTGCCTTCTCGGCCATAGCAACGCCGCCCATGCCCAGCTTTCTGATTGTGTCGGCGTTTGCTTCAGCCAAATCTTCAATCGTGCGTACTGTCGCGTTGTGGCACGTTTTTAACTGAGCCGGAGTGACGCCCGGCCAATTATTTAAATCTGTCCCATTTACAGGTGCCTCACGGCCATCTTTCCATGCCTCGTATGCGGTGAAGGCAAACGGAGAAGGTGGTTTGCGGCGTTTATCACCGTGCCGCCATTCGTGAAGAAGGGCGTCAGTGATCTGTTTATCAACCACTAAGCCGCCCCCAGGCATCGTAATTACCGCAAATTCTACATCTTTATAAACCGGCATCCCTTGAGCAATAGATTCTTCGCGGTCTTCTTCTGGCCGTAACTCAAAACTGACATAAAACCCATGTCTTTCTTCTGCTAACATATCGACCATTTTTTTCCCTTTTAGTTGTTAAAAAGGGGATGCCTCATCGAGACACCCCCCATTAGTTTAAGCCGCAGTCGCGTCATCCATGAATGGCCGCTGAATCTCAAATTCAGCAAGGCCGGTGGATGGCGTGCCAATTGCAGAAGCGCCCTTGGCAAGTTTCACACGATCACCAGCGACAACAGCATCATCGATGCTGCCAGCCGTGGCGGTCGCGAAGACCAGACCGTTATCTGCGTAACCGGCTAGACACTTTCCAACTGCTTTGCCCGAAATCTGATACCAGCCGTAGGAACTGGCAACATTGATGGACATAGAAACAGCAGTCGGGCCAATAGCATTAGCTGCCAAAAGCGCGGTTGAATTGTCGTCGGCGTTGTAGGTGACAAAAGAGCCTAGCACCGTCGATGCAACTCCTTTTAGATAAACAAAATCACCGGCACCATAAGCGGTGTCGGCGCGATCAACTGCTTGGACGATTAGACCAAGCGGATGATTCTGGGTTGTTGAAGTTACAGAAATGTTCTGCGCTCCAATTATCGTGTTGGTAATCTCATAGTCAGACATTTTTTCTTCCTTTCAGGAAAAAGAGTTTGCAAGAAAACCTGATTAGGCTTTCATTACGCCCTGAAGTGAACGATTAGAGACGGTCATGTTGCCCTGCCAAATAATCGGCAGAACTTGTGCGTCCTGGTTCACCGAAGACTTTTCGGGGACTTCCGTCCAGTTTGCGTCACGATGGGCGCAAATTCCGATGTAATCAGTGTTGAGGAAATACGCATGAGCGTCCGGCATACCAGCCGCCGCGCTATCATATACCACGTCCGCGCCTTTGTACTTCAATGAAGTAGTGCCGGTTTTTAGATCGGTCGTGTTTGTATAACGCTGGATGGATGTCTGGCTATTGTCAAAGAACGTGAAGTAAGTGTCGTCCATGACAATCAGATCAGGCATATCGTTATTACGAGTCAGTTGAAGCCACAGCGGGAGCATCAAGCTCTCGATGGTGGTTGCACTTGGCGTAATACCGGCACCGCCCTGCAAAGGAGCAGCAGCAGACTGGAGGATATTTTTCCAGAACGTGTATGTTCCAGAAACGATACCACCAACAGTACCAGTGCCAGCATCCGAAACGAGAGCCTGCAAACCATTAATCTGGTTAGCAGCGGTGCCGTCGCTGTAGATGTCGGTTGAGAAGTTATTGCCTGCGGTACGCATGGCATTCTTCAACTTGTTTTTAACAAGTTTAATAACGCCTTCTTTACCGCTATTCTGGCGAACTTCAAGACCCGAAGCTACTACGTTAATGGCAACCTGTTTCCAAGGAAAATTAGCTGCCGTAAACACTTCAGATTGTGCAATGTCAAGCGTGTCATACCCACTATAACGTTGGTAAGTGCCGTTTTCTGCATAATCGAGTGGAACCTGGATTTCCCAACCGCCAGAAATCAGATCAACGCGACCTTTTTCTGTCAGCCGTTGATGCAGGGCCGTGTGGTTTGACACATTATCTTCAAGATAAGTGTTTTTGAAATGACGGTATGTTAGAGCCGCAATTTCGGTAAACGAGCTATTAGCGCCCATGATTTAGACCTTTCTAGTCTAGGCTGTCATGCGGTCATCAACCAAGGCTCCGATAAAATCA